CTCATGGGATGAATATGTTTTACAAACTCTGGCATGATGCAGAGCGTAAAGCAAATGAATATGTACCTACAGAAGTTCATTGGTCTCAAGTTCCTGGTAGAGATGAGGTTTGGAAAGAACAAACTATTAGGAATACTTCTGAACAACAGTTTAGAGTTGAGTTTGATTGTGAGTTCTTAGGATCAGTTGATACTTTAATATCTCCTAGTAAATTAAGGATCATGCCATATGAAGATCCTATTAAACAAAATAGAGGTCTTGCAGTATATGAAGATGTTAAAGAAGAACATAATTATATCGTGACTGTTGATGTATCTCGTGGTATTGGTGGGGATTACTCTGCGTTTTGTGTCCTGGATACAACTACATTACCGTATACTTTAGTTGCAAGATATAAGAACAATGAAATTAAACCTATTATATTACCCAATATAATAGTTGATGTGGCAAAGAATTATAACAACGCATATATCTTATGTGAAGTAAATGATATAGGAGGACAGGTAGCAGACATCATTCAGTATGATTTGGAATATGAGAATCTACTAATGGCTGCTATGAGAGGAAGAGCAGGGCAACAATTAGGACAGGGGTTTTCAGGTAAGAAGACACAACTTGGTGTGAAGATGAGTACTGCTGTTAAACAAGTTGGATGTTCCAACCTTAAAGCATTGATAGAAGATGATAAATTAATTATTAAGGATTATGATACTATTGCAGAATTGACTACCTTTATTCAGAAGGGTCAATCATTCCAAGCAGAAGACGGATGTCATGATGACCTTGCTATGTGTTTGGTAATGTTTGCATGGATGGCTATGCAAGAGTACTTTAAAGAGATGCATGATAATGATGTAAGAGCTAGGATATATGCGGATCAAAGAGATTCAATTGAACAAGATATGGCTCCGTTTGGTTTTATCAGTGACGGACAAGAGGAAGATGTTATTGTAGATGCTCAAGGAGAGCGATGGGAAATTGCGGAATATGGGGATGTACAGCATATGCTAGACTTTAGGTAAGATTTCAAAAATATAAATAATCTTAGTTAACCGCTATCGGGATTTAATCGGAGTTTATAAACATGGCAGCCAATCAATCATCGCCAGGTATAGTCGTTCAGGAAAGAGATCTGACCACTATTACCAGTCTAGCAACAGCAAATGTGGGTGTATTAGCAGCTCCATTTGAATTAGGTCCTGTTGAAGAGGTAGTTCAGATTTCATCTGAAAAGCAGTTATCGGAAGTATTCGGAGAGCCTAACGATTATAATTTTGAGTATTGGTTTACTGCATCACAGTATCTTGCATACGGTGGTGTTCTTAAAACAATTAGGGTTGCATCTACTGCATTAAAAAATGGTGTTAATACAGGTACTGCTCCGCTAATTAAAAATATTGATGAATACGAAGCAACATATGAAACTGCTGCAAACGGTTGGGAATTTTCTGCAAGAACTCCAGGTAGTAAAGGTAACTCGATTGGTATATTTGTAACTGATGCTGGTGCTGATCAAATTGCGGTTCTACCTGCTCCTGGTTCAGGTAACGAGCATGAGTTTGTTGCTGATGAAGCAGTAAGTGCTGCCTCTGGTGCTGCTGGTAAAGTATTTAAGTATAGTATAGTATTAACAGTTGATACACTTGTTGGAACATTTACTCCTGGAGCAACTACAACAATTAACATTGGTGGTTCTCAAGAATCAGTTGATGTTCTTGCTTATGACTCTGCTGCTAAGAAACTTGAAATTGGTCTTCCTAGTGGTGGAGTAACAGGTATTCTTGCTGATGATCAAGTAATCACACAGGGTACTAACACTGCTCAAATCAATGCAACTATCGAACGTCGTCTATACGTTGGTTTAGATAACGCTAGTATTGAGTTTGTTGCAACTGATAGCATTCAAGATACTAACTCAACTGCAATTGCAATAGATTCAGTTCGTGGTGAGTACGCAGAGCGTGAGTATCTTCCTGGATTTAAGTGGATTAATGCTGGTGGCCGTCCTGGAACTTCTCAGTATGCAGCTGCTGCTGGTGGTAGAAATGATGAACTGCATATTCTTGTAGTTGATATTGATGGTAAGATCACAGGAACTCCTGGAGCACTCCTTGAGAAATTTACTCATATATCTAAAGCATCTGATGCTAAGACTTCAGTTGGTGAAACAAACTACTACCCAACAGTAATTAAGCAAAGATCTGGTTACATCTATTGGGGATCACACGAAGCAACAGGATTTGCTGCAACTGGTACTTCATCTGATGGAGATTGGGGTCAAGATTCCGCACGTCAGTTTAACCTACTACGTTCATCTGGTGGTACTACTGACTATCCTGCTGGTGCAACAACACTTGGATCTAAGAATAATGCAACATGGTACTATCGTTTTACAGGTGGTGCTGACTATACAAAAGCTGGAACTAACTACACTGTAGGTAATTCTGATGTTCAATCAGCATACGATTTAGTATCTGATCCTGAATCACAAACAATCGACTTCATCCTTACTGGTCCTTCTGGTGCTGATGATGCTGCTGCTCTTGCTAAGATAACCGCATTGGTTAACATCGTTGAAGAGCGTAGAGATTGCATGTTATTTGTTTCTCCACGTAGAGCAAACGTTGTTGGTGTAAGTAATACAGAAACAGCAACAACTAACCTTGTTGATTTCTTTGATCAACTTCCAAGTTCTTCATACGTTGTATTCGATTCTGGATACAAGTACATGTATGACAAGTACAATGATGTATATCGCTACGTTCCATGTAACGGTGACATTGCTGGACTTTGCTTACAGACAACAGAGACTGCAGAACCTTGGTTCTCACCTGCTGGTTTCCAACGTGGTGGAATAAGAAATGCAATCAAACTTGCATACACACCTAACAAGACTCAGCGTGATACACTATACAGTTCAAGGATTAACCCAATAGTCGCATTCCCAGGACAAGGAATTGTTCTTTACGGTGATAAGACTGCACAATCATTTGCTAGTGCATTCGACAGAATTAACGTTCGTCGTTTGTTCCTAACAATTGAGAGAGTTATCTCTGGTGCTGCTAAGTCACAACTCTTCGAGCAAAACGATGAAGCACAAAGAGGTTTATTCCTTAACATCGTTGAGCCATACATGAGAGATGTACAAGGTCGTCGTGGTGTAACTGACTTCCTAGTTAAGTGTGATGAGAGTAACAACCCACCTGATGCAGTTGATCGTGGTGAGTTCTATGCAGAAGTATATGTTAAGCCAACACGTACTATCAACTTCATTACACTAACATTTGTTGCTACACGTACAGGTGTTTCCTTCAGTGAGGTTGCAAGCTAAATAACTAAGAGTTCGAGATGGATTCAAATAGCGGAGTTTTCTCCGCTATTTTTATGTCTCAAAATAATCATTATACTAAATATAGAGGAAAGGTTTTAACGTTAGGAATTTTCTCATGGCTCAAAGAGGTAATATTGATACATTCAAATCGAATGTATACTCAGATTTCGCAAGACCCAATCTGTTCCAGGTGGATGTAAATTTCCCTACGGATATAGGATTGACTGATGCTTCAGCATTAAAAACATTAGCAAATTTTGTTGTTAGAGCAGCAAACTTACCAGCATCACAGATAGGTGTTGTTGAAGTTCCTTTTAGAGGACGTGTTTTGAAACTCGCTGGTGATCGTACATTTGAACCTTGGACAATTACAATTCAGAATGATAGTGGGTTTAAGTTAAGAACAGCATTTGAAACTTGGATGCAGAAGATACAGGAGTATGATGAGAACTATACCTCTGTTGCTATAGGAACATCTGGTACTACAGCTTCTTCTACAAATACAGTTGGTTACTTTGCTGATATGGAAGTTCATCAACTTTCTAGAAATGAGAAAGGTACTACTTCTGGTGGTACTGGTACTACTACATCAGGATCACATAAGGTTATTAAGTCTTATAAGTTCTTCCAAGTATTCCCAAGTAATATTGCAGCAATAGATCTTGACTTTGGAAATAATGACGCAGTTGAAGAATTCACTGTAGAGTTACAAGTCCAATACTGGAAGCCAATTACAGGTACTGCTAATTCAGCAGCAACTGAAAGCTAAAAGTAGGGGTTTTGAAAGTCGCCTAAATAGAGAAGGAACAATAAGTTTTTAATAATGTCGCAACTCTTTGGATTTAGTTTAGAGAGGGCAAAGAAGGTTCCCAAGGGGCCTTCTTTTGTTCAAAAGGATAGTCTGGATGGATCACAACCTGTAGTAGGCGGTGGTTACTATGGTTATTCTGTTGACTTTGATGGTACAATTCGTAATGAGTATGAACTTATTTCTCGTTATAGAGAAATGGTTTTACAACCAGAATGTGATAGTGCAGTTGATGATGTAGTTAACGAAACTATCTGTGGTAATTTCGATGATGTTCCTATCGCAGTTGAGTTATCAAATCTAAAACAATCAGAAAAAATTAAGAAATTGATACGTGAGGAGTTCGATGAAATTCTCCGTCTTCTTGATTTTGATAATAGGTCATATGAAATCTTCCGTCGATGGTATGTTGATGGGAGATTATTTTTTCATAAGGTAATCGATCCTAAAAACCCTAGAGGTGGAATGATCGAACTTAGATATATTGACCCACGTAAGATCCGTAAAGTTACTGAGTATGATGAAAAGAAACCTCATGAATTAAGAGGCGTTGATCTTAATACTCAACTCACACAAAGATCTGCATCTTATTTCTTATACAATCCAAAAGGATTGAAGAATAGTACCAACCAAGGTATGAAAATTGCACCAGATTCAATAAGTTATTGTCACTCTGGTATTCAAGACCTTAACAAGAATATGGTCTTGTCTCATTTACACAAAGCAATTAAGGCAGTCAATCAGTTAAGAATGATTGAAGACTCTCTTGTTATCT